GTCTTAAAGAGTTTCTAAGACTTTAACTTATACAATCATATCAGGAAGATATAAAACTTTAAATATTGGACATTAGACACTCTAATGGGTATGTAATGTTAATCTTCTTCCCAAAGACAAGTTGTTTCGTTGAGTGACCATGTTACACTCTCTGTATCAGTAGGTTGGGGGGCAATAAAAGCATTTTTTGATGCATCATAAGTATAACCAGGCCCAGCAAAGTTTTTTCTAAATGGTGTACCACTTAATCTATGAGCATTTCCATGAGTATTATATGATGTTCTTTTACATGTTTGACCACGAAAATTACCATAATAAGTTTCCCAATCTGTACCACCCTCATCTTTACCAGTTATAACTTCTGTAACTATATTATTATCATCTAAAAATGCATAATGTGCCATATTAATAAACCTCTAACTAAAAACTTATATTGTCCGTTCCAGCTGTAAAAATAGTTTGTTTAAATAAACCTGTTGTACTAGTTGATGATGTAAGTCCACCACCTATAGTTAATGTAATGTTTGATGGATATTTTAATATGACAGCTCCTGAACCACCAGCACCGCCAGCATTTGAACCACCATCTGAACCACCACTACCACCACTACCTGTGTTAGTTGCACCAGCATTTCCATTTCCTGAACCATTTGTAGCTGTACCACCGCCACCAGTACCACCAGCAGCTGCTCCAGCTGCAGCACCACCCTCTGTAGCACCACCACCACCAAAGAAACCATCATCTGCTCCTACTCCTGTACCAAAAATTGCTGAAAAATCTATACCATCACCACCTTGACCAGTAGCATCTGTACCACCTACTTCACCAGCTCCACCGCCACCATTAGAAAAAAATGTTGCACCTGAAGAACCACCACCAGCATCACCGCCATCATTACCATATCCTGTTGCACCACCACTATCGCCTTGTGTTCCATCTCCAGCTGCAGTTCTTGAATGTGTTATTCTACGACCACCACCACCTGAACCACCATCGGCAGGATTTGTTGCTTGTACGGCACCACCACCACCAGCGACTGCTGTTATGCTTCCAAATACTGAATTATTACCACTGTTTACAGTAGAGTTGTTTGGACTTGCTGTTGCACCAGCACCTACAGTTGTTGTATAATTTGTTCCAGCTGTTAGATGTATACCTCTGTGTTCGCAACAACCACCAGCACCACCGCCACCGCCGTCATCTGCTCCACCTGAACCAGCACCAGCTACAACTAAAACTCTAAAAAATGGGGTTAATACTCCACGACCAAATCCACTTGTTTTGTATCCAAACATTGACATGTTATTACTTCCTAATATTAAGCGTCATTTAAAGCATCAATAGTAAAGAATATTTTTATACCTAAAAGTCTTGCATCACCAGCATGTCCATCACCAGACACATCTCTACCAATCCTAAAAAAAACTACTTCATCATCGCCAGGACTTCCAGCAATGGTTACTGCACCACTTTCTGCAGATACATTTAATTCTTCGATAGCACCTTGTGCATTATCTGTAACTACTACTGCTGTTCCATATGCAATATCAAGAGTAGTGTTATTAGATACAGCAACAGCATCAACCATCCAATCAACATCTGATGTGGCTGCTAATCCAGCCCAATAAACTTGAAAGGTAACTGTTCCAGCATTCCATGCTTTTGGAAATGCTACTGAAAATTGTGCAAACTCATCTGCATCTTTGTCAAAATCTAGTACATATAAATCTGGTCTACCTGCTGTAGTTTCTACAGCAGCTAATGAAGCACATCCATTTGATACAGTTGGACTCATTGCTGTAGAAGGCACCCACATTGTCTGTTTACCAAATGCCGCACCATGTATAAATGCTCTTGTTATTGCCATGTCTTATTTGTCCTCTCTATAAAATAACATAATTTAATATCATTGTTGAATCGTTTGCTAACTCAGCACCTGATACATTTGTTATGGAAACTTTAAATGAACCAGCTACTACTGTGTGTATTCTTACAGCAACATCAAGACTAGAATTACCAATAACAGTAGAAGTTGCTAAAACTTTATCTGAAGTTACTATAACATCTGCGAGTACGGCGTCATCTGCTAAAGCACCATTTTGAGTTAAGGTGTGACTTAAACAAAAATTATTACTTGTAACAGCACCAGCACTTGTTGCTTCATCTGAAGCAATAGCGGTTTTTGTTAAAACTATTCCTGAGCTTGCAGCTGCCGTAAACTTATTTGTAGTAAATACAAAATCATCTGCACCAGCAATCTTAATATCTATTTGGTCATCTGTACTTGCATGAATACTTGTATCAGCATCTGCATCTAATATTAATTCTAATCCATTCATATCTATAGCAGCATCTGCTACATTTGAAATTAAGTTTACTGTTCCATGTGCAACGACATGAAGAATATCTCCAGCAGTAACATTACTACTTTGTAATACAACTGATGTACCATTGGTTGCAACATAGTCATCTGTTTGATTTAGATGTGAGCCGTTTAGATATACATCTATACGACCAGCAACATATGCCATTGTTTGTGAATCATTGTCTGAACCAGTAAAGGTTGTTTGACACTAAATGTTCCAAATGCATTTATATTTAAAGTATCTCCTGCCTCTGCACCAACTCCGAGTACAACAGCTGTTCCGTTGGATGCTGTGATATCGGCAGCTGCTAATCTAACACCATTAAGGAATACATCTATCTGTCCAACAGTATATGCTAGTGAATTACTATTCGCATCATTTCCACTAAATGATGTTTGTCCTGCTGTTGCTGTGTAGACAAATTCTACTCTTGATGCGCCTTTTGATACTTCTCTACTTCGAGTCATTTTAAATTAATCCTATTGAATATATGTTTATTTATACAAACTGTTATGATGGTTTTGTCGGCCATGTAACATTTTCAGCTTTCTCTACATTATCAACACCACTAGTTATATCTCTAAGTGCTTGTCTATATGTTGTCCATGCTGAAGACATTGTAACATCACTATTACCAAGATAGTCAGTTTCTTCTAGAAGTCTAGTTCTAGTAGTTCTTAGAACATCCATTGCTCTATCAACTGCTAAATTTAACCAAGAAGCTTCTTCTGCATCTCTTTGTGATTCTTCATTTGCTGTCATCTCACGCCTAATACCATTTTCTAAAATATGTCTTGCCATTGTTTTCTCCTATTTTCCTAATCCGTATAAGCAGAATGTACCACTATCTATATTACCTGAACTCATTGCAAATGAAATTCCTGTTACTGCACTTGCAGTTGCAATTTCTCCAGCAGTAAATGTTTGTGCTCCGCCTGGTGCATCATCTTTTGCAGTAGTCCTACTATAAAAATGTTTGTGAAATGTTGTATTCGATGGCCCATATAACCAAAGAAATCCATTACAACATGATTCAGCATTAGTTTCAATAGTATCTGCATATCCTATTGATTGATATGCTGTACCATCATTTTGGTCTTCACTTGCATCTGCATTATTATTACTTGCAGTTCCACTCTCTGTATTTGAACCATTACATTGAGCAGTTGCTAATGCTAAATTAAAGTCTGAGCCATTTATTGTAAATTGACATGTTAACTTAGAGCCTGCAGATGGATGAACTGCATTATATATTACATAATAAGCATTGTAAGTAGAATCTATACCAGAAGTAAAATTAATAACAGAATCTCCATCTGCTGTAGCTGATGCTATTTTATTTAAAGCATCTCCACCAGCAAAGTCAGCGCCAAAAGTAAAGTTTTTTGATATTGATTTATAAGTAGCCATTATTAATCCACCATTCCATAAAGAGATATGCTTCCAACATCTATATTACCAGCTGAAAAATCAATTCTAAATCTATCTATGGCTCCTGTTTGTTGTATATTTCCACCACCATGACATGATTCCATTTCATCTGGTGTAACACTAATAGTATCATATATATAACTTTTCCACTGGTCAGTTTCTCCACAACCATGCATATAAACTTGACCAGAACATGAATCAGTTGAATTACCATTACCTACATTTATACATATAGGTTGTCCACCTGTTCCATTTGTTAAATCATTACTATCATCTACTCCAACTGTAACACTACCATCGCCATAACTCATTCTTGTAATCCATTGTACACTAAGTTTAGCATCTGTAAAGTCGCCATCGCCTGGGTGAAATAATAATTCTGGTTTTTGATTTGATGGATGTATGTTGCAAAATACAATTAAATATGATTCATATGTATTATCAAGAACAACACCACCAGTACCATGAATAAAATCTACAGCTGCAACAGCACTAGTAATTGTTTGTGTTTTAAGAAGTATCCATCCCCCACCAACACCTGATGCATCATCAGATGCAGTAAAATTATATTTTATATCTTTATAGTTTGCCATTATTTGGAAATCCCATACATGGTAATTCTACCACCATCTATTTTTGAACCACCATTATATTTAAATCTTATACGAGTTATTGCAGCAGTTTGTTGAAAATAACCAGCACCCTCATACAGTTCTGAATAGTGAGCACCACCAGAGTTTGCTGTACCACCCATTTTCATTATAAAGTGTTTTTCAAATACTGTTGAACTGGGATTAAATAAATACACGTATCCACCTACAGCACCTCTACCATTAAAATCATCTGAACCACTACCTTTTTGTGGTGGGCAAAATTTAAATCTACCAGTATCATTATCAGTAGGGCCACCATGTCCACCATGTCCTACCTCGCTATCATCAGCTGCATGATACCAAGTATTTACCATAGATGTATTTGTTTGTGCATAACTTGTCGCAGTACCTATATCAGCTTGAATTGAAAGTTGGTCAGTACCATGAGGAATCATTCCATTTAGTTCAAACAGGTAAACATCATAAGTAGAATCAATACCAGAAGTAAAATCCATAACATCAGTACCATCATCACCATCTGTTGTTGCTTGATGGTTTGATGCTATTTTTGTCATCCCACCAGCACCACCTACAGCATCTCCATAGTCTACATTATATTTAATATCTTTATAATCTGCCATGAGTTAATCCTTATTTTTCTGTGAGTAGCCAACCTTGAGTGGCATCTACATAAACTAATCCAAATGCAGCTCTTTCTGTTCCTACAGTCAGGTCAGCTGATGCTCCTTGAATTTTGTGTGAATTTCTACCAATGGTTATTGCATTAGAATCTGCTGTTGCAGCATAGTCTATAATCTGTATGTAATCTCCAGCTACAGCACTCGCTGGTAGTGTTATAGTTCGGGCAGCACCTGTTGTATTAACTGCATAGGATTTGCCGGCAACTACTGTAGTATCTGCTGTTAGTACTGCTGTTGCAAATGGTATTGATGCGTTCAGTCTTGCTCTTGTCATAAAATTGTTTCCTTAGATTATCTTTTCTTATTATTTATAAGATTATTTATAAGAGTTTTCTTCCTTTAAACCAACTTGGCAAACCTAAATGTGGTCTATCATCATATTTATTAGTTTCCCATTCAGATTTAGATGTATCATTGTAGTGTAAAAAGACTTGTGTGCATTGATTACCCTCAAATTTATTACGCCAGTGAGGTAATTCACACCCAGAGTATATTAACATATCACTAGGATTTAGTTTAACTTCTATGTCTTTTCCTTTAGTGTCTGTTAACCAAATCGGCCACACATCTCCACCTAAATTTAAAGTAGTAGATACTTCACAAGAATATCTATCAGTATGTTTATCTAGACTTTCTCCTTTATAATAAAGTCTTGCATAAGAATATGTTGGTGATAATTTTAATCCTGTTTCTTTACTCATCTTATTAGTCAATAATGATAAGATAGTTTCCATTGCCATATCTGAATAATGAGAATATGTTTTTGGACATTGTTCATCACCCATTTTACCCCAATCATCATTAGTCTTAGATATGTAGGTTGAATTTTTTAATGTTATGTGTGATTGTTCTTTTAATAAAAAATAATCATTTACAAAATTTGCAACATCTATTGGTATTGCATTTTTTACAATTTTATATTTGTTCTTTTTAAAACTCATCTACTACCCTCACCACTTACAATATTTCTAGGAAGTGCCATTAGATTCCAATGTATAAATCTAAAACTTCCACCATTAGACATGATATACTCATGAGGTAAATAAGATGGGAACATATAAACACTGCCTGGTTTTGGTTGATAGTTTATACACCTATTAGCATAACTAATACTATTCTGATTTTTTTCAGGTAGTGCAGTCATGGCTGCGCCTGGTCTAGGGTCGTGAAATAAAGGATAAGAACTATCATCATTTTCTAAAAAAAAGAAACCAGAAATGTGACAGTTTTCATGTATATGTATTCTATGATGTCCACCACCATCTTTAGCAAATTCTTGTACCCACATACTGTGTACAGCTAAATCGTGATTTGACATATCAGTACCCCATGTTTCAAGTAAATTTTTACCAGTGTTAGCAACATAACTAACAAACTCTTTTAATTGTGATTCTTCTTGTATTGCATTTGAATGAAAAACTCTACCAAAATCACTTCCACCATTTTTTTCTATACTTTCTTTTTGTGCTTCGTGTGATTCATCTAAGTATGGTTGACAAGTTTTATTTAAATGTTCAACCCATTCTGGTTTTTCTGTAGCCCAAAAAGGTGTTGCAAAAAATTGTTCGTGTAATTCTTTTTCTTCTTTCATAATATTTTTATCTCCATTCTTTTCCTAAATTCCATTGTACTAACGATAGTCTTCTTCCTTTTGTTACTGGTGAAACTCTATGTCGAGTGTAACTTGGAAAAACACAAATTGAACCTCTGGGTAATATTTCTTTACATTTAATTCTAAATGATTTGTCACCTGGCTTAGTATCAAACTCCAACATTCCACCCTCGTATTCATGTGGATGTGATAATGAAACAGTCACAGATAATTTTCTAATTAAACCATTCATTTTCTCAGCTTCATAATATGCACCTGATGAATCTGTATGCCATCCATAATACTGACCCTTTTCATATATTGTAAACTGACAAGGTTCAGAATCTTCTATATCAAAATTCCAACCAGCTAATTTATTAGCTCTATTTATATAAGGTTGTAATTCTTTTTTTACCCAAGCTTCATCTATCCATGATACACTAGAATTTCTTTTATCAAATAATTCTTTTTCTTCTTTTTTTGTTCTAGGTATTACTGTAGAGTATCCACCTGTTAAAGCAGTAACAGGATTATCACCCATACCTCTTTCCACAATATCATCACATAACTTTTCTGATAATGCACCTTTAAAATAATAATAGTGTTTCTTATAAAACATATTTATAAACCTATGAAAAAAAGTCTTGAGCAATAATTTCGTTAGTCCACCTATAATGAAACCAACCTGTTGCTATATACTTTTCATGTTTTCTTGTTCTTTGACTTCTGTGTGTATGTGTCCAATCAGTTGGCCATATCAATGTTAATCCTTTTTTTGCTGGAGCTATAATGTCTTGATATTTAAATTCTGTTCCACCATCAGGTACATCATTTAAGTATGTCATCCAAACTAAAATTCTTTGACTTATCATACCTGGCCCATTTCTTTCATTGTGCCATGTTTTATAACCACCACCTTTTCTATACCATTGTATATTCCAATCTGCTGAAAGGGTAAATGGATTAAGTGTTGACACTTCTTTATATTTTAATTGATATTCATGTAATACTTTTTCTAATGCAATTATATAATCTGCATAAGGTTGACTATTTGGTTGTGGGGAACATCTTAAATCTACAGAATCTTTTTGTAGTACATCCACTACATTGTTTTTTAAAACGCCTGGTTTTTTATCTTTAGAATTCTTATGTTCTTCCATTAAGGCATCACAAATTTTTGGGTCTATATAAGAACCATGTATAAAACTTTCATGTGGAAATAATTCTTTACTCATTGAAATCTAGGCCCCACCATCCAATATGTTAATGTAGTCCTTTGACCAAAGGTTACAGGTCTAACTCTATGTGGTATGTGAGAACTAAACATAAGCATATCACCTGAAGTAAATTTCATTTCTCTTTCTCCATTATCAAATAAATCAAACTCACCACCTTCATATGGTTGCTCTGATAAATTAATTAATACAGTATATTTTTGGTCAAAATTTTCACTCCACCCTGTACCATCACTGTGCCATGTATATTCATTACCTTTATTATATATGTTATAATTTAATAAATTATATCTTGTTGGCACAAATATATTATAACCCAAACTAGATATATTATTAATCTGACATAAATCAAAAACTGGTTTCATATATTTTTCTATATCACCATATTCTACATTAGTAACATTAGATGTTTTGGTAGCACCTTTTGCCTTACCAAAAAAATCATTTTTAAGATTTTTTTTAATATCTTGATTAAATTCTTTTATAGTATTAGATGTAAATTGATTTTCGAAAAATCCAATAAATTTCATAATTATTTATCTCCCTGTCCTACATATGATAGATAGTCATTATATTTATTTTCATAGTTGATAGATGAATCACCTCTACCACAAAATCCAATAGGCATTAAATTAAATGCTATTGAGTATCGAGTTTGTTTACCTTTATTTGGTAATACTGTATGTGGTGTTTGAGAGGGAAAAAATATAACAGAATTATTTCTAGGAAACCAATCATATGATGAACAATTCCAATTATTATATTCAGTAGGGTCTAAAGTAAATCCATTCATTTTATTTTGAAAGTCAGAAAATCTAATACCTGTATTTTTACTTTCTTCATTACCAAAATAAAAAACTCCACTCCACATTGAATTATTGTGATTGTGTGTACTACTAGCCAGACCAGGCGGTGTAAATGTCATCCATGATGTAGTCATAACAAATTCTGTTTCCTCAAATCTTAATACTTCATTTTTGAATGTATTAAAAGATTCAAATATAGATTGTCCTAACCAATGTAATTCTTTATGTTCTTTTATTACATGAAGACTTTTTGACCTAACATTATCAACTTCATCTTGTTCCTGCCATCTCATATTTTGAGTCACACTAATTAAATCGTTTCTTTGTTGATTAGAAACTTTAAATTCAGCTGGATATAATATTGTAGAGAATATAGGAATTATATTTCCCAATTTATTATTACTCATGTTAATATTTCCTCTGATTTAAATACATAATTAATTACCATTCTATAATCACTATGCATAGGATTAGAACTAGAGTGCCAAGTCTTAGAGGGAAATAAAACACCTGTACCTTTTTTAGGGGTACATTTAAATATGGATTCTTCAAGATTATTTTCATCAAAGAATCTAGTATCACCATCACTGTCATTTACATAATATAAAAAAGTATAATAGTTATCTTCTTTACTAATGTCTTGATGTATAGGATGATGATTATCTTTAGTGTAATTATGATAAGGAAATAAACAATTTCCTTTTATTCTATCCCAATCATCTATTTTAATATTAATTTTTTTTTGTAAATATTCTGCAACGGAAAAAGTATCTTTTAAATAATCAGAATTTTGTTCACCATCTTTTAAAAACTGATGTACTAATTGTGATGTTTCTATTACATTATCACTATCAACAAAATCCACAGCAGTTCTTGGAAAAAGAAACCAAGAAAAAACAGAACTATCTGTCATTAGATTTTCAATGTTATCTTGTATGTCTGTTGGTAAGAAATTTTCTATATGAGTGATTTTCTCATTTGCCATAATCTATTCACTTGTTAATTATATAATACTATTTATAATGAATATCTTTAGGTAATCTCATCCCAATCACTAGTAGAGGGATTCCAATACCATTCTGATATACATACACCATACTCACCATCTTTACAACTTCTCCATTTAGTAGCTGATTCATCCCATCTAGTTACTCTTTGTTTTGCAAACCCATCCTCTGTATATTCTCTTTGGTCAGAATTTGGTTTTGTAACAGGCGCCTCCCACTCTAAAGTATCAGCATTTAGTGACCAAGAAGCACAAAGATTTTCATCATAGTCCACAGGTCTAGGTTCATAAAATTTTGATTTTGTAGGTGACCAATGCCAACTCTTGCCAGGAAATTCACCTCTTTGATTTTTATTATAAGAACATTGTAACCAAGCATGTCCACCAAATTTAGTCTTTACCCATGCTTCTATATCTGCAGTATATTCACCACCATTGGCAGCAACATCTTCATTACTTATTACAATACATCTTTGTACTACATTACTACTATTAATTTCTGCAAAATGTGCCATTATCTATTTCCACCTTGAAGCTGCTTTAGCATTAAACTGTGCTTGCATAGAATATACACCATCACCAATAGTTCCAGCTGCAACGCCTGGTTCTACAACAATAATACGACCAGCACCACCTGAACCACCAACTTGAGGGCCATTATTATAACCAGAGTTTTCACCACCACCGCCACCACCTGTGTTAGCTGCACCATTAGTAGTTTGTTGAAAAATTGTTCCATTTGTTTGAACCGCTCGTTGAGAACCACCTAGTCCACCACCACCGATTCCACCATGAGCGTGTTGTTGATATGCACCCCAAGGCTGTTCGGGTACAGAACCTAATGCACCAGCAGCAGTTTCAGCATTTGAACAAGTTCCAGCACCAAATTGAGCGAGGTTTCCACCACCGCCACCACCTACAATACCACCATCTCCTATACAGGCAGGAACACCATAAGGCATTAAATTTCTACCAGCACCACCATGACCACCAAAAGTATTAGCTGTTCCACCAGCAGCTGCAGCGCCACCGCCACCACCACCTTGTTGGAAAGAACTACCAGCACCGCCATTCATTCCTTGAAGATTAACACCGACTACAGATTGTAGTGTGCCTGGGGGAGCTTCTGCAGCAGTTTCATTTCCACCGCCTCCGCCATTTCCACGATTACCACCACCGCCTCCACCGCCGTTAGCAGTTAAAGGTGTGCCTGAACCAAATACACTTGCAGTACCTGAAGTGCCTGGGGCAGAATATGCGGCAGGAGCTGGTCTTCCAGCACCACCTGCTCCAATTGTTACAGGAACAGTACATGAGGGTAAAGGATGACATTCTGTAACTAGTACACCACCAGCACCACCGCCAGCTTGAGCACCACCACCGCCACCACCAACTACAATTACTGTAGCAGATGTTCCTGTTCTACAGAAACAACCACTTGCTGTAATGTCTGTAACTAGAGCACTTGGATTAGCAGCTGTAGGAACATTGGATGCTCCTATAATTCCACCATTTCCACCTATACTTGAAGCCATTTTCTAATCTCCTAATTAAGCATCATCTAATATTTCAAATGATACGAATAAATCTAAATCACTAGCTGCACTTGCACCACCTTTGAGTATATCACCTTCCATTAAATAGATAGGTGTATCTAGTAATACCAATGTAGTATCAGCTGGAACTGTAACAGTTTTTGCAAGATATACAGTTGCATCAGCACCTGTTGTTGCACCACCTGTTGTACCAGTACCCATACCATCTACAAATAAATCAACATCAGCAGCATTAGTACCATCAACATTAGCACAAGTAATTCTATTAATTTTTACAAGTTTATCTGCACTAACTGTAATCAAAGTTGCAGTCAATGTATTTGTCAAATTAAATCCAGCATTAGCACCAAGTACTGATGATACATTTATTAAATTTGGATTTGCCATTTTATATTTCCTCTATTATGTTCTATTATTTATAATCGTTTTATCTACCAAATAGCATTGCTAATACAATTGCCTTTCCTGTAGATAGTCCGAATCCATTTGCAGTACCACTATTAGTTATAGTCGCACCTGAATCTATTGTTAGTGTTGTACCAGATAATATGTTCATGGCATTTGCACCCATTGTAATGTCGATTGCATTCGCAATTTTAAAATCAATTCGGTCATCTGTATTTGCTCTGATACTTGTATCACCATCAGCATCAAGTACAAATTCAGCACCATCTAAGTCAGCAGTAGTAATACTTGAAGCATTTGTTGCCAGTATTTTAATCATATCGTTTGCAGATGCAGCTGCAGATAATACAACAGCAGTTCCATTGGTTGCAGTATAATCTGAACCATCTAACATAACTCCGTTTACACTTACCATTACATTATTAACACCAGAAGTATATGCCAATGTATTACTGTTATCATCTGAACCACTAAAGGATGTTTGAGCTGCAGTTGCAGTATATTCAAATGCATTGAAAGCACCTACTGTTGATACTGTTGCAAAAGCTAGAACACCACTAGCATTTGTTTTTAAGAACTGCCCATCTGAACCATCAGCACTTGGAAAGTCAAATGCCACACCATTAGATGTAAAGATAAGATGTCCACCATCTGATGATATTGATTCATTTGAATCATGGAATTGTAATGTTGGTGTTCCACCAGCATCAGTTAATAATAATCCTGTGTCATGTACATGAGTTAATTCTATTTCGTTGTTAGCACCAAATCCAATTGCAGACCCATCTGTTATTATTTTGAAATCACCATCATGAGTCATTCTAAACATTTCAGTAGCTGCAGCAGATACACCCAGTTTG